AGATGTTGCGATCCGCACCAGCGTGTCCCTTAGTTCTCTTTTGGGCTTTCCTCGACCACCTCAAAGGTTTCAAACTCGTTGGTGACCCAGGCTTGCTGGCTTGGCATCTTTGTATGCCCTTGGGCCTTTGCGGCCTTGTAAAGCATGCAAGTGATGACATCTAATGAACCTTGGCTCATCTTGTCAGCAGCCTGGCTGACTGTGTAACCGAGTTCGCGTTCGATCTCGATCCACAGCCAAGCCGACTCATCGCTCACTATGTAGTTGTTGCCCTGTTTTGTTGTAACTGTGTATTGCATAATGGTTGCCCTGTTCTATTCGTTAAGCCCGAGCGACTGTTCCATCCTCGACTACAAAGGATAGCGAGGTGGTCAGTACGTCAGTGGCCGCGCCACCAACGGTTGGAAACACTGGGAATACGTTGCCAGTGAATGTGTCACCGTTTACATCAAATGAAAATGCCAATGATGTATCTGGTGCACTGTTCGCTGCATCCCATAGTGCAGAGATGATTCCAGCGGATGCCGAATCGTCTAAAAATAGTTCCACATTTAGTGTGGCGGTCTTATCAACGGTCTTGTAAGCGCGACCCGATAGGACTTCCAACACCTGCTGATTGTTTTCGCGTTCCAATGTGACTGTGCTTGCCTGATCTGCGTATGACACCGAGTTGATGCTCAAGGTCAGATTCCGACCAGTTATGTATGTTGCTGGCATGACTTGCCTTTCTAGTTGGTTGTGACCATCTCGATGTTGAGTTGGCTGATTAGCATATCGGCGTTTCCGATTTGCTGGACTGTGGGTTGTGACCATCCACCCAAAAATGAAATGTTATTGGCTAGTAGATCCGTGACACTAAAGATTAAAGTTTCTAAGTTGGCCAAGGCCGCTTGGTTGTCAGCTGCGTTGACGATCACTGTGATGTCGAATCGCACGTTGCATCGAGCGCCGCCAATGGCTGACACTGTGATGTAAGGAGATCCCGGCACAAGCACAATGGCAGGTGGAGTGATGTTTTCATTCGGGTATGAGTAAACTACCCGACCAGCAGCTGCAAGAGTTGTGGCAAGGTTAGCCCGGTATGTGGCGAGATTACCCAAGGTAACCCCTCGTATCTAGGTGCTTGCCGAGTAGGCCTGAAACTCTAGTAAGCATTGAACGCCCTAGGCGGTACGGTGCGGGACTTTGAAAGTCGACCCCTTGCTGGCCTAGGGTTCCAGTGCGAGTGATCCAAATGTCGCATGCTATCGCAAGACAAGCCTCTGAAACTTCTGGGTATCCACTGTCATACAAAGTCGCTTGGCTGGTCAATAATGCTCGACCATTAGGAATGACTTGGCGCTTTGTAATGTTTGCGTTAGTAATTGCAGCTTCAAAGAATGTAACGCCATCCTCTATGCCTACGGTTGTTACAGTGCGCGATCCGTCAAAGGGTGCGCCACACTTGCTAACCGTTAACGCTTGACCAACTACAAAAGTGTTGTCATAGCAATAAAAGCGAGCCACATTACTTGTAAGTGATACGCCCTTAATAGATACATCGTCAAAAATTAAATAGGAAAGCAAAATGTTTTCGGCTGCATCCACAACCTCTTGCACAATAGCATCGGCGTAAATGTCGCCAATACCTAAAACGGCTTTTAATTCGCTGATTGTAATCAGTGCCATTTCAATCTCCTATTGTGTAAGTGTGTGGGGGGCACAGGGCCGCACCCCCCACACTTCTAACTAACGCTGACTTAGGTCAGGTTAAAACGACGTACTCCACCGGCTGTAACAACCTTGACGGCTAGGTAGCCATAAAGCATTGTTTCAATTTCGCCAGTTGTAACTACGTTTGTTGAAAGCTGCAATACTGGGCTTTCGTAAATTGCAACAGATGATGGAACAACAATGAATGCTGATTCATCAATGGATGTTGAAACAGCCTTGTTGGATACATAAAGGTCAAGACCCATTACGTTTCCGCGTAGTGACTGTGTGCCAACTGCGCCAGCAGCGTTTTGTGGCTGTGATGCGCTGAAAATTGGTCGCTTGGTTGAATCCTGCGCGCCAATTAGCAGACCCCATTGGGATGTGCCAGCGATGTAACGTGTAGCCAATTCGCCAGTTGCAAGGTAAGCAGCTGGAGTTTCGGTTTTAACAAACGAAACAATGCCATCTACATCTGCGGCGGTTGCAGTTGCCTGTGTTCCACCTGATGTAAGTTCTGCAATTACTGCTGCTTCGGTTGCTTGAGCGTAAACCCGTCTCATATTTTCGAGCATCGATGCATAAAAGCTGGGATCTGCGCGGTCGAAGAGCTCGACAGAGTAACGCTGTAGTCCCTTGTAAGCCTTTACAGTTGCATCAACGTAAGAACTGACAATACCTGTTTCAGATGGTCCAGCACCTTCGGCAGTTTCAGCCACTGATCCTGATGTGGTGATCTTTGGAATGGATACGGTCATACCAGCGTTAGGTAATGCGCGTGTACCGATTGCATCAATCGCGCCACGAGCGCCGATCTGGTTGTCTACTACCTGTGATACATACTGAATTGGCTTAAATGCTGGGTTGGTTGTAAAGGAATCGTCAGCTGCATTTACATGCTTTGCATCTTCTGCCTTTGCGTGTGCAATCCATTCTGCACTTTCATGGTTTCCGCGTTGAGCCTTAATCGAATGCTCTAGGAAATGTGCTTGAGTCTTAATTGGTGAACGTGGCTTAGTGTAAGCCACTGGTGCGGCAGCGTGAACAACCGCGGCTGCGGTCACTTCATCTGCCACTGGTGCGGTTGTTTCTTCCACTGTTATCTCCTGTGGGTTTTCCTCGGCGGGGATTTCCGCTTCGGTGGTTTCTGGGGTTTCCTCGGTAGCTGCGACCTGAGAAATTTGTGCATCTTTAAATGCTGGGTTGGTTACATGGGCTACGGCTTCAAGTTTGGCGGATGATACAACCATCACGCCTTTCTCAATGACGTATTCACCCACATTGGCTTCGATGCTAAATGCCGGGCGCAATCCCTCGGATGCTTCAACAAGTGCATCATTTCCTGCACCAGTTGGCGCAATTTTGAAAGCCATTGAAATACCTGCAGGTGTAACTTCCTCACTGCCAGCAATACCGCGACCTAATGGGCGTGTGCGGTCATGTTCCATGTTCAAGACAATTTGGCTTGCATCAATGTCACCAAAAGCGCCAAACTCAAAGCGCACTGGTCCGGCTGATGTATTTCCAACTTTGGAAAACGGTACTACCAAACCTCGGATAGTTCTTGTTTCAACGCTTGCTGCCAATACTTGGCCCTCGAAATTAAGTTGCATTTGCTTCATTTCCTCTCGGTGCTAATTCCATTTCTTCACGGGCTTCATCAACATTGATAATTCCAGCTGCAAGCATTCTTTCCAATACTTCAATTTGTTCTAGTGGGTTACCGCGTAGGTAATCATCTAAATCAAATTTAACAACCGAGCCACGCGGGGTTAGATCATTCATGCTTAAACGCTCTGAAATACAGGCCATGTAAGGCTTAAGACTAAAGTCCACAAGGCTACGGCGCTCTTGGCTTACGTTTGAGTAAGTGGCACTGGCTGATTCGGCGTTAATGTACCATGCCGGGATGTTGCATAGTCGGGCAATTTCCGCAGCTGTGTTTAAGCGAGATTCAGAAAGTTGCATCTGCCCGGCATCATAGCCAAATGTAGTTACATCTAAAGGCCCTGACAAATAAGCGGTGGATCGTTGCTGTCTAGCTAGTTTCCATTGAGCCAATAAACTTGACACTTGCTCTGGCGGTAAATCCACGCCAGTGTTTTTGATAACCATTGTTGGGTTTGGTTCAGCAGCCATTCGGCTTACTGCCATTTCAAGTTCTAATGCAGTTCTGATTGTTCGGCCACCACGATTTAGTAAGCCCTCATCTACGCCGCTAAACATAATTAGTGAGCCAACACCATAAGCAGGTAACAAGTTACCGTCTAAATAAAAACCATTAAGAATTTCATCGGTTTGCAAATCAGTTGTAAAAGTAACCCGAGTTGGATCAATACGCCGACATGCAATTGGTCTGCCATCCTCTGGGCTGACTTCAAGCACTAACCAGAACGCATGTCCTAAGAATAAAAGGTCTTCCACGGTCCAACACATTGTGATGATGCGCGGCAAGGCTGGATCAGGTTGCTTTAAGAGTGGTCGGCCCTCAATTTTTGCACCTGTAATTTCATTGTAAGAATGCAAACCAAGTTCGCCAATAGTTCCACAAATAATGTTTCTGGCTCTGGCTACAGCTGGTACTTGCATAGCATCGCCACGGTTAATGCCAAAGGCTTGGAATGGGCTGAAATTATCTTGGTAGTAAGGTATGGCCAAATTTGCCTTGGCTTGCACATCTGATTTTTCTGGTGTTGTACCCAGTAAGAAATCTATAAATCCCATTTTGTTATTACACCATGGGCGAATGACATCCGTGTAATTTGTCAGGTTTTGTCACGTTGTTGCGCGTGTTGTCACCTATGCGCTGACTATGCTTACACTTTGTTGTGGCTCGGTGGCATGACCCACCGCCATGACCAAAGCGATTGCAGCTGTGATCGGTACTTGTGCGGCTCGTCTAGCAATGCGCCAACCGCCATCCGATGCCGGGCGGCGAGCGCAACTGACCAAGTGGCTGTGCATAGTTTCTTGGGCAGGATGTAGCAGCTGGCGAGATTGCATTGCGTTCATTGCCTGGTCACACATGATCGAAAATCCTGCCGAGTTCCAAGGCGTTGGCGCTGTCGGGATTCCAGCCTGGGCAAGTCTTGGCGCAATGTAGCCAGCAGTATTGGGATCATAGGCAAGCACCCTTGGGCGATAGCGCCGAGTCAATGCGGCTATTTCCCCAGCTAGTTCCAAGTCGTTGATGCCGCCCTCTTTTTTCCATTCGTGCAGGAATACGCCATAGCCGTTTTCTCGCTGTTGCAAAGTAACCAGGCAAGCCAACTCCCGATTGAAATTGAGATCCATTGCCATCCAAGTTGGCAAGCCATCCTCAAGCATGATGTCGGCTTCGCATTCGTTCCATACCTGCATTGGCCAAGGTGAGTCGATAGCATCCACCCACATACAAAGGGTTTCAGTTTTGAACGCATCTGGGCTGTCAAAGGTTGCGGCATCCTTAATGTTTTGTTCGTTGATTGTGTAGCCCATTGCAGGGTTGGCCATTTTCCAGGCTTCGATGTCGTCAACCGATGAACCTGCTGGGGCGCTGTATTCGTAGTAACCCATCCGATCACTGGCAAAGGTCAGGGCGCGGCGGCGTTGTTCGTTTAGCACATTGGAAGTTAGATCCCCAGCATTGGATGTCCAAAACACTTGGGCGTTGGGTCTGGCTCGGGTAATCGGGGTAACGGCTGCCCAAGTTGCCTCGTCAATTTCTCGCAGCTCATCGACATAAAGTAAGTCGGCGGTGCTACCGCGTGGCCCTTCGGATGTTGCGGCTCGGATCGAATACTTGCGAATACGCTCACACTTTTGCTGACAGGCTTTTGGGTAATGGTGGCAATACACCTCTAACTCCTCTTGGCCGTTAGTCCGCGAAACTCGCTTGATCCGCTTTCGCATCCAGTCCAGGCTTTCGGCCATGTCGACTGTTTGCTTAAAAGTGTCCAGCGATAGTTGCCGAGTTTGCGACATGGCGATGGCATTCTTTTCACCAAAGACATAAAGGCCAGCCAAGATCCGCATCCGCATCATGTGGGTTTTGCCATTCTGCCGGGCAACCAAAACTCCTACACTTGATCGCGCCCACTTGCCGTTAGGCAAAATTTTTAGGGCATCATCCATGACGTGTTGTTGCCAAGGTAGGAGTGGGACTCCAAGTTCGTCAGCTAGTGCCGATACCACTGGCCCTGCGCTGGGCAGGTTTAGGCTTGGGCTTTCGATCCTTGGCTTCGATAAGCCGTAAATAGTTTCCGACATGGTTTGTCCCGTCATTTTCCTCGCCCTGTTTTCCTAGTGTTCGTGTTTCGACTGTGAGATGCAACTGCTGTAAGACTTGTAAATACTTTGCCGCCAAAGGGGTGGCCTCTTTGAGATCGCCCATGTCAAAAGCCGTATCTAATGCCAAGGCGATCCGCCGGGCGAGAGTCATGGCCGCTACATCAGTTGGGGCGATCCAATTCGCTACTAACAATGCAGAATTCAACGATAGGTAGATGCCCATTGGTTTATCCTCTGGCGTTTCTGGATTCTTTAAGGTCATGGCTTGGGCCTTTCGGTTGTGGGTGGATCAAATCTGACCAATCGGGGAGAAATA